CTGCGCCGGGCCATCATCGCCCCGCCCGGTCACGTCCTGGCCGCCGTGGACTTTAGCCAGATCGAGAGCCGGGTCCTGCTGTTCCTGGCCGGTGACACTGAGGCCCTCGTCCTGTTCCGCGACAACCCCGACGCCGACGCCTATGAAATCCACGCCCGGCGCACGATGGGCTACGCGGAACCTGAGCCGCTGAAAGCGTGGTGCGACCGAACCGGCTCGAACCTCCGCCAACTCGCGAAGGCCCGCGTACTGGGCCTGGGCTTCGGTTGCGGGTGGCGCAAGTTCATCGAAGTGGCTCGCGTGATGGCCGGCCTGGAACTGAGCGAGGACGACTCGAAGGGTGTGGTCGAGAGGTTCCGCGATTCCAACCCGCGCATCGTCCGCCTCTGGCAACGACTCGAAGACGCCTGCGAAGCGCGTGATGGTGACCACTACGCCCTGCCGCTCCCCTGCACGCAACACGCGCCCGCCGCCAAGCGGTATGTCCTGTACCGGGACGTGCATGTCTCGGATGAGGACATCACCGCGACCGTGGCCGGCGAGCGGGTGAAGGTGTACGGCGGCCTGCTCGCCGAGAATTGGACACAGGCCACCGCCCGCGACGTGCTCGCCTCCGCTTGGCTACGGTGCGCCTGTGCGGGCTTCGTCCCCGTCCTGAGCGTCCACGATGAACTCGTGTTCGAGCTTCCCGAGGCGACCGCGGAAGCCAACCTCGCCCGGATCATCGCCCTCATGGAAACGCCTCTGCCCTGGGCGCCACACCTGCCGTTAAAGGTCGAGGGCAAGCTGATGCCGTTCTACTCGAAGTGACCCCGTATGGCCTTCCTCTATCCCTTCTCCCAGAAGACCGCCGAACGCCTGCGCGCTATGCCCGGCCCCGGCGGCACGCATCGGTGGTTGGCCCAGGTTGCCAGCGGCCTGCGCCATCTGCTGAGCGCCGACAAGTGCTTCGCCTTCCTGCGCCGGTGCTGCGATGACTTCGTTGTCCACCGCCCCGTGCCCGACACCGAGATCGAAGCGGCGGTCGAGTTCGCCTACGCGGGCCGGCCGGCGGCGCAGGTCAACTTCGGTCGGCATCCGGTCGATTGGCCTGAACCCAACCCGGCGCTCATCGCCAAGGTCCTCGCCGACGTGACGCCCGCCTTCGATGTCGAACGCGACACGGGCCTGGCTGCGAGCGATGTCCTGCCGCGCCTGTTCCGCCCTGGCGAACTGGTTTGCACGGGTCGGAACACCGAACGGGCGATGGTCCGGCCCCTCGAGGAAACCCTCGCCGACGCCGACTGGCTCCAGTTCATCGTGGTCAACCCGATGCGGGAGCGGTCGGCGCTCAATTACCGAGGCAAGCCCTCGCCCCGATGCCAGAACAACACCGGCCTGCGCCGGCACCTAGTCGCCGAGTTCGACGACCCGAACCTGCCCAAGGCGCAGCAAGCCCGGCTGATCACCCAGTTGGCGACGTTCGTTCCGCTGGTCCTAGTGGTCGATTCCGGCGGGAAGAGCTTGCACGGGTGGTTCCGCGTGGACCGCTACAATGCCCGCGACCAGGTACGGTTCTTCTGCGTCGCCTGTCTCCTGGGCGCCGACCTGACCCGCTGGGACATCTGCGGTTGGCTGCGGATGCCCGGCGGCCTGCGCGTGATCGAGGGCGTTCCCGCCGTGCGCCAGCGAGTGCTGTACTTCAAGCCGGAGGCTGCCCATGTCTGAAGCTTCGCCGCTGAACCACCTGCTGACCGGCTTCCTGGACACACCCGACGCGGAGCACGTCGAGAAGGAGGCGGTCAAGATCGAGGCCCTGCCCGTGGTGCGGGTCCTCGATGACCTGCGAACACCCCCAGCGACCAATGACCCCAGCGAACTCATCATGCACCGTTTCCTCTACCGCGGCGGCGTCTGCCTGCTGCTCGGCCCAACCGGCGTGGGCAAATCCTCCCTGCTGATGCAACTGGCCATTCACTTCGCTCTGGGCAAGGCCCTCTTCGGCATCACGCCGGGGACAGCCTACCGCGAGCGCGGGATGCGCATTCTGCTGATCCAAGCGGAGAATGACGAAGGGGACCTGGCCGAGATGCGCGACGGTGTCCTGGCCGGCTGCGAACTGACGCCCGCCGAGAAAGCGCAGGCGTCGAGCCGGATCATGGTCTGCACGGTCAACGACCGGAGCAGCGACAAGTTCGCCCTCACGCTCGACGCCCTCCTGACCGAGCACGGCCCCTTCGACCTGGTGCTCGTGGACCCAGCCTTCGCCTACCTGGGCGGGGACAGCAACAGCCAGAAGGACGTGAGCCGGTTCATGCGCGAACTCTTGAACCCGCTCCTGCACCGGCACCAGGTCGGGCTGGTCTTGGCCCACCACACCAACAAGCCGCTTCGCGGGAAGGAGAAGGACAACTGGGAAGCGGGTGACTATGCCTACCTGGGCGCGGGGTCGGCGGAGTGGATCAATCCGGCGCGGGCGGCCTTGGCTCTGCGGTCGATCGGGTCGGACACCATCTTCGAGCTGCGGGCGCCGAAGCGTGGGAAACGACTCCGGTGGGAAGATGACGAGAAGCAGCCGACAACCGTCCAGTTCATCGCCCATCACCGGGACATCGGCGTCATCTGCTGGCGGAAGGCCGACCCAGTGGAGGTCGAGGAACTGATGGCGGAAGACGGACCAGGCCGTCATCGCAAACTGAATCCCGTCGAGGTGCTTCACTGCATCCGAGCCAACCCCAGCCGCAACCAGTCCTTCTACAAGGCCGAAGTGGCCCGGATGCTTCAGTGTGCTCCCAATACCGTTCAGAACGCCCTCAAGGAAGCACTAGCCAAGGGCTGGATCAGGTTCGAGGAAGACGGCCAGGAGAAGCTCTACCGCCTTACCGGAAAGGGTGAGCAGAGGGCTGAAAACACGCCTTCGGCGGTGGATTGGACCGACCAGTGACCAACAATTGTGCGTAGCCATTTCTGGTCACTCTCAAATGCCCATGAACCAAGAACTTACAACGCCGACGTTCGTGAACCGACCAAAACCATCAAAACCCACCAACCAGAAATTCACCCCCTACGGGGGTGGTGTGAATTTCTGGTCGGTTGGCACGCGGACGCTTTCTGACGCCTGAAACCATGAAAGGACTCTCACCTACCCAGAGGACGCTTCGAGCGCTGCGCGAACAGGGTCTGGTCTGCGCCATCGTCGAAAAGTGGAACCCGTACGGTGGCTCCCACGGCATCCGCCAGGACCTTTTCGGCATCATCGACGTGCTTGCCCTCGACCCGAAGCGCGGCGTCGTCGGCGTCCAGTCCACCGGCCAGGACTTCGCCGGCCACTTCCGCAAGTTGACCGAAGAGCGCGCCCAGGAATGCTTGGAATGGCTCAGCACGCCGGGCACGGCGCTCGAACTCTGGGCCTGGCGGAAGGTGAAAGCGCAGCGAGGCGGCAGGCTCCTGATCTGGCAGCCCCGCGTCCAGGTCCTGACGCGGGCGGATTTCCAACCCAAGGAATCACCGGATGAATGATGACCGGTACACGCCTCTGGACATGGTGGGGGTTGGCTTCGACTGGGAGGCCCTCTGCGAACGGCTCGATCAGGACATGCGAGAGGGTCGGGATGATCAGCGCCTGGCCGATGTCGCCGCCCGTCTCCTCCAACTGCTCCTGCCCAACACCCGTCAGGAAGTCCGCCTCGACAAGGTGGCGCTGCGCGTCATTGCCCTGGCCTGGGTGCTGTCGCCGGGCTACTTCGCGGGCAGTCCCTCGCTTCGGAAACTGGCCACCCGCTGCGGGGTGAGTCGAAGCGAGCTTTCGGCCATCACCAGCGAAATGAGCCGGCTGCTTGGGTGGCGCAACCGGGCACAGCAGCGGGCCTGGAACTGGCGCGATTCGGGACATCACGCCTTAGGTGAGGGCCAAGTCGCCGACTCGACCCCGGCCCGAGCGGCTGCCTCAGCAGGCGAGAAGCCGCCGGGGGACGCGGGCAGTAGGGCGACACGTTGCGCCGAGTGAAAGTGCACGAGAACCGGCAGAGAACGCGGAGAGCCGACCAGCGACGACCGCTGGCGGGGGTAGGAAGTCTCCTTTCCGCCCCCGGTGGCCAGCAGGTGTGGCGCCAGCGCCGACAACGCACATGAACGAACGAAAACCGAAAAAACGCGCAGCAGTTCCGCCGGTACCCTCGGGACCCCCGGTAAATTGCGCCTTCGACGAACTGGTCCCGCTCGAAAAGCTGGTCCCGAACCCTCGCAATCCGAACCAACACCCGCAGGCGCAGGTTGCCTTGCTCGCGAAGGTGATCGCCCACCAGGGTTGGCGGTCGCCCATCGTGGTGTCGAAGCGGTCGGGTTTCATCGTGTCGGGCCACGGACGCTATGAGGCCGCGAAGGTCCTCGGGTTGGCCGCTGTGCCCGTGGACTTCCAGGAGTTCGCCACCGACGCGGATGAGTGGGCGCACCTGGTCGCCGACAACCGGCTGGCGGAGTTGGCGGAAGCGGACAGCGCCGCATTGAAGGGCGTCCTGGGCGAGTTGAAGGCGGCGGACTTCGACCTCGACCTGACCGGCTTCGACGCGAATGCCCTGGCGGGCCTGCTGGCCGGTCCGCCCGAGCCGACGCCGCCGGAGGACTTCAAGTCCGTGGATGAAAACGTCCCCACCGAGTTCCAGTGCCCAAAATGCGCGTTCCGGTGGTCCGGGAAGCCGTCGTGAACGTGCCCGCGCCCAACGCCGACCTGCTCGCCCTCCGCCATGCCATCGACGGGATCGACGATGCGCTGGCGGCGTTGCTGGTTTCCCGCGTGTGCCTGTCGCACCAGGCGCAGGCCCTGAAGGCGCGGGCGGGGCTGCCCGCACTCGACCGGGCGCGCGAGGTCGAAATCCAACACCGCTATGAGCAGCGCTGGTGCGGCGCATCCGCCGTGGCCCTCGCCATCCTGAACCTGTGCCGTGAAGACTGAGAAACCTCCCTACCGCGTCCCCAGCATGGCGGAGATCGCCGCCGTCCCCGACAACGGCCTGCGCGTGGTGTCCACGTTCAGCGGGTGCGGCGGTTCATGCCTCGGGTTCAAGATGGCGGGCTACCGCGTCGTGTGGGCGAGCGAGTTCATCCCGGCGGCGGCCGCGGTGTACCGGGCCAACAATCCGATGACGCCGCTCGACACGCGGGACATTCGCAAGGTCCAGCCGGCGGAGATTCTCGCGGCGACGGGCCTCAAGGTTGGCGAGATCGACGTGCTGGAAGGGTCGCCGCCCTGCGCTTCCTTCAGCACCGCGGGGAAGCGGGAGAAGCACTGGGGGAAGGCCAAGCCCTACAGTGACACGGTCCAGCGGGTGGACGACCTGTTCTTCGAGTACGTCCGATTGCTCGATGGATTGAAGCCCCGCGTGTTCGTAGCGGAGAACGTGAGCGGGTTGGTGAAGGGTGTGGCCAAGGGCTACTTCCTCGAAATCCTGGCCAAACTCAAGGCGTGCGGCTACCGGGTCGGCGTGAAGGTTCTCGACGCGCAGTGGCTCGGCGTCCCGCAGGCGCGGCAACGGACCATCTTCATCGGCGTGCGCGAGGACCTGGGCCGGGAGCCTGTGTTCCCGAAGCCGTTGCCCTACCGCTACAGCCTGCGCGAGGCACTGCCGTGGATCGTGCGCGGCAAGTACGGCCCGGCGTGGAAGTCGGCGGACGCGCCCAGCCCGACGGTCAGCGCCGGACGCTCCTACAACCCGGTCACCAGCCACCAGGGCCTCGAATTGGTCGAGGCGAAGGTCATCCAAGGGCCGCAGGGGAATGGTTGGGCGGAGGGTAAGGACCTGACGGATGGCCCGGCGCCCGCAGTGCTGGCGACGCAGACGCAATCCATGCTGATCGAGGCGCGGTTGAAGGGCGGCACGGGGGCGGCGTTCGACGAAAAGGGACGGGAGTATGACCTCGACCAACCGTGCCCGACGATCCTGGGGACCAAGCCGAACCAGTTCGAAGTGGACATGAGCGGCTACGCCGTGGGCCGGGAATGGGACAAACTCAAACCGGGCCAGGCATCGGATCGGTACTTCAACTTGGTGCGGCCGCATCCCGACCAGCCGTGCCCGACGATCTGCGCGGCGCACGGGCATCCGGGGATCGCCAGCGTTACGCATCCGACGGAGAAACGGAAGCTGACCATCGCCGAGTTGAAGCGCATCTGCGCTTTCCCCGACGACTTCATCCTGACCGGCACCTACTCGCAGCAGTGGGAGCGCCTCGGGCGGGCGGTGCCTCCCGTAATGATGAGCCACATCGCCCGGACCATCCGCGATGAAATCCTCGCTTGAAATCCCCCGGCACTGGACGTTCCGCAGCCGCGCGGTGGCGAAGCACTTCGACCGCCACGTGAAGGAACAGTTGCCTTGGTATGACCTCGCGACGAACGCGGTGGCCCACTTCGGTCGGCACTACATTCCGCGGGGTGGTGTGGTGTACGACATCGGGGCCTCGACGGGGAACATCGGGCTGGCGTTGCAGGAAACGCTCGACCAGCGCCAGGCGAAGTTCACCGCCATTGAGGAGAGCCGGGAGATGGCGGACCGCTACCAGGGACCGCCGGAGTTGGCCGTCGCCGACGCGGTGACGTTCGAGTATCAGCCCTTCGATTTCGCCGTGTGCTTCCTGGTCCTGATGTTCCTGCCCGTGGACACGCGGGCGGCGTTCCTCCGCCGACTGCAAGCCCTCACCAAGCCGGGCGGGGCGCTGGTGATCGTGGACAAGGTCCAGATGCCGCCGGGGTACGTGGGGACGGCGTTCAGCCGCCTCACGCTTCAGCAGAAGCTCGCCGTCGGCGCCCGGCCCGATGACATCCTGCGCAAGGAACTTTCGCTCGCGGGGTATCAGCGCCCGCTCGATCCGCTGATGCTGCCCGCCGAGGCGCGGCCCTTCTTCCAGGTCGGCGAGTTCATCGGGTGGATTCTGGCGGCACCCGAACGCTGATCATGGCCGACGCGGGCGCCATCTCGGTCGAGCAACTGGTCAAGTTGTCCGGCCTGACGGATCGCCGGTTGCGGGAACTCTCCGCCGAGGGCTGGTTCCCCAAACCGGTCAACGGCCAGTATCAGCTTGTCCCCACCATTCAGGGCCTGCTGCGGTACTACCGCGAGGGCGAGCGTTCGCGCGTCATGCTCGACGCCTACGACAGCATCGGCGCGTGCGCCGCGGCGACCGGCATCCCCATCTCGACCATCAAACACGCCAAGCGCCAGGGATGCTCCGCGTTCCGGGGCAGCCGGGTGTACCTGGGCGCACTCCTGCGGTGGATGTTCGAGTCGCCCGAGCGGTCGCTGGTCAACTACGACCAGGAACGCGCCCAGCACATCATTCTGCAGAACGCCAAGTTGAAGGTCGAACTCCGCAACCTGAAGCGCGAACTCATCCCGGTCGAGGAGGTGACGCACCTGGGGGCGGAACTCGGCGCGGCCATCCGCAAGGTGGTGACGCGCATCCACCGCACTGCCCCTTCACTCGAAGGCCAACCAGTCCCCGTGATCGAGTCCCGGCTGAAGGAGGAAGAGGACGACATCCTGAAGCAACTGCACACGCTGGATGAACGGTTGAGCCAGTGGCGGGAGGTGCAAGGCCCCTGAACGTCAGGTCCGAATCCTGTTCGTGGCAGGCTCATCTGGGCGATTGACGATGCGGCATTCTATGTCTATTACGGCCACCCATGCGAATGGATTGGCCGATGATTCTCCTGCACCGCTCCGAAACGGGCAGTTCCCCAGGAACCTGAATCACATGGACCCGGTGTTCTTCCTACAGTGGCCCGAGTTCCTGATCGCCGAACGGCTTCAGAGATTCTTCCCCAAGAGCCAGGGGTATTCGGTGCTAATCCCTGCCTCCCGTCAGGAGAAGGGCATTGACCTAGCCTTGCTCAAGAAGCAGGGATCTGGTCCCAATCACGTGATAACATTCCAAGTCAAGGCGTCCCGAACCTACGGAGGAGATGAACCCAAGCGAGAGGCAACCAAGCGCTTTGCTCACCGTACCTGGTTCAACAGGTTCCCGGTGCCTGGCGAGGCAGACTTCATCCTGCTCTTCGGACTCTATGCCCCGGATCGTGGAAGGACAAAGCGGGTGACCGCCACCTGGTACCGCGCCTGCATTCTGCTTTTCACGAATCGAGAGATGCGCGCATTCATGGCCAGATGCCTTACGGTTTCAGGACAACCAGATCGCATGTTTGGCTTCGGCTTCAATGAGCCGCACGCGGTCTTTCAGACCAGGGGTGACCAACATCGGAGGCTCGCCGACTTCTCCCATCACCTGCTGGATAGGAGACTCGATCTTCTGCGTGATGCCCTCCGAAGTTAGCGACATTCCCATCAGCATTTCCGACGCGAGCGCATAAGGCTGATCGCCACTGGACCTTTCATCGGCGCGCAACCTATACGCTCGCCGATGAAAGTCGAATCACTGCCAGAGACGGTCCAGGCGATCATCGCGCAAGCGGGCGGCCTGGGATTACGCGGGGCCTTCACCTACATCGGCGCGAGCGCGTTCAGCTACCGCTGCGCCGAAGCCCTCGGCGAATGCCGGTCCAGCCGGCCTTCCCGGCTGGTGTCCGAAAACGGCCAGGGATTCGTGGACCACGAGGTGGGCCTGCAATGCCGGGTCAACGGGAAGCGTGGTCGGGCGTGGACGCTGATCATCGCCTACGAACCCGACGACACCTACACCGTCTGGCTGATCGAGGGGCACCGCGACCGCAAGCCCTCCGAGATGGTCCTGGCCTGCCAGCGGGACGTGTACTGCGACACGCTCCAAGGCGTGATTGAAGCGGCCTACGATGAGGCGATCCGCATCCACAACCAAGGCTTCATTCCCCTGTGAGCGCCATGAAGGACAACCACGAGTTCCGTGTGATCCGGCTCCGGGAACTGCCGCTACCTATTCCCTGCTGCGATTGCCCCGAGCGCATCTATGAATACTGGGTGGCCAATGTGTCCACGGCGAGTTGGTACAATCCCGAGTGTGAGTGCCTGGTCGCCATCCATCTCAATACCCGCCGCCGGGCGACGGGCTTCCACCTAGTGGCGATGGGGACGATGGACAGCGTCCTAAGTTCCCCCAGGGAAGTCTTCCGCACGGCCATCATACGATCCGCCGCCGCGCTGGTTCTCGCGCACAACCACCCATCGGGTTGCCCGGACCCGAGTGAAAATGACATCCGCGTGACGCGGGACCTGATGCGGGCGGGCCAATTGCTCAAGATCGAAGTTGTCGATCATGTCGTGGTCGGCCGGCCCGAACCTGACCGGCCTCGGCCCTGGGTATCCTTGCGCGAGATGGGCTACTTCCAATGAACCGATTCGACGGCGCTGAGGGATTTTCGGTTTTCCCGTGGACACCTCGGCCCGCTCCACCGTAGCGAGGCTCACGATCGGAGCGGAATAACAACAAAACCAAAACGGAGCACAGTATGAAGAACAACAAAGACGCAGCGAAGGAAACGGCGAAGACCCAACCGCAGACCCCGGCCCCGGCCCCCGTGCCCAACGGCAAGGCGAAAGCGCCCAAGGCCAAGAAGGAGTCGGCGGCGAAGGTCGAGAAGGATGAGGAACCGGCGGACCGGCTGCCGACCACGGTGGCCGAGTTGAAGGAGAGCAAGAGCGGGTTCGTTACGTTCCTCCACCTCTCCGGGAAGGAGAAGGAGGACATCGCCAAGGAATTGGCGGCGACCTTCAAGCTGGCGGAGGCGCAGGCGGTGAAGATCGTGCGCCGGATCACGGGCCGGGCCCGGTTCTTCCGCCGCGCCTTCGACCTGATGGCGGCGAAGTAGGCGGCGACCTCGCCTGCGACCACGGCCCTCGGGAAACCGGGGGCCTTCTTGCGTCGTCGATTGGCTTCGAGAACCGCCCCGAAATCAGGCGAGAACCGGGGTAGAAGCGGTTTTCGACCGCCTTCCAGGGGTAGCCTACTGCCCGCGGGACCTGACAGTTTCTCGCCTGACCTACCAGGAAGCGGCGACCCGGCCCCGGTTCCCGCTTCTTCCTTTCGCCCGCAAACCGCCCCGAGAACCGATGAGAACCGGGGGCGAGGCAGTTTTCGCCGACGGTCCAGGGGCAGGATTCCGGACATTGCGCCATAGGTATGAGGCGCCATCCGTTCCTCGAAGGTTTCTGTTCGGCCTGCAAGCCCGCCGACCGCCGGCCTCCGTGGCAGTGGTGCGAAGAGCATGTCCAGGTCGATGAGACCTCGCCCCTGCCGGGCCGGTGGCGTTCTGACGCTTCGCCGTGGGTGAAGCCCGTCATGGAGGACTTCGCCAACAACGCCGTCCGGGACATCGCCGTCCAATGCGCCGCCCAGAGCGCCAAGACCCAGACCGTGATGAACTGCGCCTGCTGGGCCATCGCCGAAGACCCCGGCCCCGCCATGTGGGTGACGGCCACCAAGGATGAACTCCGGGACTTCCTCCGCGACCGCCTGACGCCGACGTTTGAGACCTGCCGGCCGGTCAAGGAACGGATGGCAGAACCGACGCTCACAGGGTTCGCCTTCGATGGGATGCCATTCTACGCGGGATGGTCCGGCTCGAAGGCTCGGCTCCAGTCAAAACCGATTCGGTGGCTTTTCGCCGACGAGGTCCGCAACTACCCGCCGGGGCGGTTGGAGATGGTCTTGAAGCGCACGCGGTCCTTCTGGAACTCACGTCGGTTCCTCATCTCGACGCCAGGCACTAAGGGCGACGCGATGGACACCGCCTACCGCGCCGGGGACCAGCGTGTGTGGCAGTTCGAGTGTCCGGCCTGCCAGCGACTTCAACCGCTCGCGTTCGAGCAGTTGAAGTGGGACTCGAATGACACCACCAAGCCCGAAGGCAAGTGGCGGTTCGATGCGCTGGCGGACACGATCCGGTTCGAGTGCGTCGGGTGCGGGCACCGGATTAAGGATACGCCGGTTGACCGGCGGTGGATCGAGAACCACGGGCGCTTCGTGCCCCAGAACCCGAACGCGCCGCGCTCCCGCGTCAGCTACACCTGGAACGCGCTCCTGCCGCACTGGATTGAATGGCGGTCCGTCATCGAAGAGTTCCTGGCGGCGGTGGACGCCATGCGGATCGAGGGCGACATCGAACCGATGTTCACCTTCGTCACGGAGACGTTGGGCGAGCCGTGGGACCTCGACCGGTGGATGGTCACCGGGGATGACTACCTCCAGCAGCGGATGGGGGACTACGACTTCGGCGATCCGTGGCCGTTGGAGAAGACCCGGTTCCTCGCCGCCGACCGCCAGGCCCGTGGCGGGGAACACTACTTCTGGGTGGCCCGTGCGTTCGGAATGGGCGGGGCCAGTCGGCTGCTCGCCTACGGCCGGTGCAACACCACGTCGGAACTCGAGGAAATCCGCAAACAACTGAGCGTGCCGGTGGTCAACGCCATGATCGACACTGGTTTCAAAGCCTCGGAAGTGTACCGGTTCTGCCTGGCCACCGGGTGGAAGGCGATGAAAGGGGATGACGCCGAGTGGTTCCTCTCCCAGGACCCACGCACGGGCAAGACCATCCGGCGGGTGTGGCGGCGGGTGCTGGTCGATCCGAGCCTGGGGACCCGCCGGGCACGGGTGCGCCGACATCTGCCGCTCTTCCAGTGGTCCAACCCCAGCCTGAAGGATCACTTGGCGCTATTCACGCACGGGGTAGTCGGCCAGTGGACCATCCCGAAGAAGACCGGGCGGGACTACATCGACCAGATGACGGCGGAGGTCCGGGAGGAACGGGAGGATTCGCGGGGGCGGATCAAGGTGCTGTGGATTCAGAAGCGCCGGGACAATCACTACCTCGATTGCGAGCTGATGATCACGGTCGGAGCGGTGATTTGTGGCCTGTTGACCACCCGTTCGGTAGCGGCCGCGGATGAGGATCCACCCCGTTCTCGGGACATCGCGACATAGGTGTGAGGGCGCGTGTACGACTCGAAGTGCGGATGCTGGTCCGGGCGCTGAAGCTCCAACTGGCCGAGGGGGGCACCTTGGTCGGCGCCCTGGAAGCGTTGGTGAGCCAGAAGTGGACGGCCAACGTGGTGAACGGCCAGACGGTCCTGACCGCGGCGGAGGCCGGCGGTTCGGTCACGTTCACCTTCGACCGCGCCTATACCCCCGCCGAACTCGCCGTGATGGCGGAGGAAGCACTGGAATGGGCGAACACCCTCGCCGACCCCGAGAACCCGCCTCTGGACGTTCCGCGCTACAACCGACTGCACCCAACCTTCCACAAGGCTGTCCTGTGATTCCCCTCCTGCGTCGCTTCTTCCCCACGCCACCCCCACCGCCGAAACGGACGGCTGCCGGTCGGCCTCCGCAGCCGGCCAACCTGGCGCCGACGGTGACGCCCGTGCGCCACTACTTCGAGGCATTGAACGTCGTGGACCACCGGACACCGATCCCGGCCACGGGCCTCTACGTCCACCGGCTGCTGTCCAAGTTCAACCGCCTGCAACTGGCGAGCGTCGCCCGCTACCTCTGGGACAACGTCGGACTGGTGTTCTACGCCACCGACCTGGTCGCCAACTACTCGACGCCCATGATCCCGCGGGCGGCGACCCTCGACCGGAAGTGGAATGAAGCGGCCAACGCGTTGTTCGATGACTGGGCGGATCGGGCCGACTTCACCGGCCGGTTCGACTTCTGGGACCTGCAACGGCTGGGGTCCTTCTACCTGGACACCGACGGCGAGGCCTTCGCCTTGTGGACCGATGAAGCCGGATTCCCACAGATCCAGCTTCTGGAGTCCTGGCGGATCGACAAGCCGACTATCGCCGATGACCGCATCTTCGACGGCATTCAACTCGACACCCAGGGCCGGGTGCTGGGCTACTGGCTCGATGGGGAGACCCTGCTCGACGCCAACGCCCTCGTTCACCTGTTCGATTTGGAGCGGTACACCCAGTACCGGGGGATGAGTCCGATTCGTCGTGGGGCGAATGACATGCGGGATGGCAACGACATTAAGGGGTTCCAGAAGGTGCTGTCGAAGCTCTCGACCGTCCTGACTCTCGCCATCCAGGGCGCGCCGCTCGAGGAGAACCCGTGGGGCAGCCCGCCCGAACCCGCGGGCGAGGCCTCGGCCGAGGAGGAGAAACCCGCCGAGACCAATGAGAAGCAACGGGCGTTCACGGTGGCCGACCTGGTCGCGGGGGACATCCCAACCGTCCCCGAAGGCCACGAGCTGAAGCAGGTCAACACGCCGAGCGCCCCCGCCAACAACATCGAAGTCATCAGCTACCTGGCCGGGTGCTTCGTGGCGGGCATGGGCCTGCCGCCGGCCTTCTTCCTGGATGAGAAGTTGACCGGTCCGAACCAGCGGGCGGTCAACGGGAAGGCCCAGCGCAAGTTCGACCGGCGCAAGCAGGTCGCCGCCCGGCTGGGGCGCTCTGCGTGGCAGCGGGTGATCGCCAACGCCATCACGTCGGGGACCTTGCCGTCGGCAGAGGGTTGGGCGCGGTGCGACTTCATCGGGCCGTCCAAGATCACCATCGACGCCGGGCGGGAGATGGCCCAGGAGCGCGAAGACGTGGCGCGGGGTCTGATGAGTCGGCGGGATCACTACGGCAACCGGGGCCGGTCCTGGCGGCGGGAGACCGACCAGGTGTTCGAGGAAATCGACTACATCCTCGACCGGGCCAGGAAGGTCGCCGACGAACACGGAATCCCCATCGAGACCGTCATGGCGAGCTTCGGCCTGAACAGTTCCAAAACCACTCCATCCACTGGTCAGCCCGGCGCAAACCCGGACATCGCACCCATAGGTAGAGATGCACAACGTCCTGATGACAATGCTGGCGACGCAGGTGCCGCTGATTGAGGTCCGAGCGGCGCAGGCCCTCCTGCGCCAAACCCTCCAACCGGCCCTGGGCGAACCCGACTCCCGGCGCAAGGTGCGCCAGGCTCTGGCCCCGCGGACAACGGTCGAGGGTGGCATCGGCGTTCTCGAAATCAGCGGCGTGCTGGCCTACCGGCCCGACCTTGGGGAGATGTTCTTCGACGGGTTCGAGGACAGTGCCGAGGTGCTGTCAGCGTTCCGGCGGTTGGAGGCCGACCCGGACGTGAACGCCCTGATTCTGGACATCAACAGCCCCGGCGGGTTCAGCGTGGGCGGGGCGGAGATCGCTGACGCGGTCTTCAAATCGGCCAAGCCCACGGTGGCGTGGGTCGGGGGCATGATGTGCAGCCTGGCCTACTGGATCGGGTCGCAAGCCTCCGCCGTCATCTCCACCCGCAGCGCGATGGTGGGCAGCATCGGCGCCTACGTCTCCGTGGTGGACTTCCACCGGATGCTGGCCAACGCCGGCATCGAGGTGAAGGTGTTCACCAACAAGGAAGGGACATTCAAAGCCGCCGGGATGCCCGGCGTGCCTATCGCCGAAGATCACGCCGCCGAGTTCACCCGCCAGGCCCAACGCTCCTTCGACGTGTTCCGCGCCGATGTCCTGCGCGCCCGTGAAGGCGTGCCTGTAGAGGCCATGCAGGGCCAGGTGTTCGATGGACATGCGGCCAAGCGCGTGGGGTTGGTGGATGCGTTGGGAGACTTGAATTACGCCCGGGCGGTCGCGCGGCGACTGGCCCGCTGAACCAAAAATTGGGACATCGAAGCATAGGTAGAGAGTGATGACGTATGACTGAAAAACCGAACATCCCGGACCAGGAAGACATCCTGGCGACCAACCAACGACTCACCGCCGACAACACGCGGCTGACGGCGGAACTGACCGCCGCCACCGATCTGCTCGAAACGGCGCAGCAGCACACGGCTGCCGCGTCCCAACGCGCCGATGAACTGGCCGGTCGTGTCGGCCCCCTCGAAACCGCCGCGAAGGTGGCGGGTGAAGAACTCACTCGGCTGAAGGCGGAGAACGCGCAACTGATCGCCAAGATGGCGGACTTCAACCAGGCGGTGGCGGCGGAAGTCCAGAAGCTGGGCCTGCGTCCCAAGGCCGCCGAACACAAGGAACAACCCGCGACCGCGGACCTGACCCCCACCCAGCGCGTGCTGGCGGCCAAGGGCGTCGGTTCCCTCGCCGAACTCGCTGCCAAACGGCAGTCGTAACCCCTCCAACCCAACCCCAACAACACGGATACCCCTATGCCCACGACCATTAGTGATCTCTGGATTCCGGACATCTGGCTCCAAACCATGCGGGAGAAGCAGGCCACCTTCCCAGTCCTGCTCAACTCGGGCGTCGTCGTCGATAACCCCCGCGCCGCGGAACTCGCGTCCGGCCCGGGCGAAGTCGCGATGATCCCCTTCTTCAAGGACATCACCGATCAGGATGACGAAATCCAGGTCGAGAATGCCGAGCCCGCCGTGGACAACAAGATCACGTCGGGCCAGATGAAGGCCGTCGCCTGCAACCGGGTGTGCAAGAGTTCGGCCACGGCGTTCGCCGCGCAACTCTCGGGCGAGCGCCCCGTCGAGGAGATCATCGCCCAGATGGTGCAGCGCCGGCTCAAGCAGCGGCAGAAGACCCTGCTCGCGATGGTGCGCGGCGTGTTCGGTTCCGCCGGGGCGAACGGGGTAGCCGCTCCGCTGAAAGCGGTCCGCGTGGACGCCTTCGATGAGTCGGGCGATGGGGCGACCGCCGACCAGTTGATGAGCATCGAACTGTTCATCCACGCCAAGAGCCTGATGGGCGAACTGGCCGATGACCTCATGGACGGCGCCCTCTGGCTGCACCCCACGATCCTGGCCGCGCTTGAACTGGCCGATGAAACCAGCTTCTCGAAAGCGTCCCAGGGTCCCTGGACGGTGCGCACCTACCGGGGCATCCCGATCTACACCAGCGAGGCCCTTGTGCGCGCCGGCACGACCAACGGCTTCGTGTACGACACCTACCTGCTGGCGAAGGGCATCATCGCCCGGGGCGAGAAGCCGCAGAAGACCGACGTGGTGGACGTGGCCGCGCTCCAGATGGAGCGGAAGTTCGGGCTCAACAACGAGATCATCTACGACCGCACGCGGTTCGTGATGCACCTGAACGGGACCAAGTGGGTGGGCACGCCCGCCGCGGAAAGCCCCAGCAACGCCGAACTGGGGACCATCGCCAACTGGAACCTGGTGCTGGCGACCGCCAACCGCGTGGGTGCCATCTGCATCCGCACCAACGGCTAGTGCTGCGCACGGCCACCAATCCATGAGCACTCCCAAAGTCGATCCCTACCCGGAACCTGTGGCGCTGACGGCGCTGGACTTGAAGCGCGTACAGCGCATGCAGGTCGAGAAAGGCCGTGACGCCCGGCTTCGTCGGCTGGCCCGGCGCAACCGTGACGTGGCTTGGCTGCTGAATCAACCCCAGCCGGCTACGCCGGTGGCCAAAATGAAGAAGCCCAAGGTGGCCGCCAGCACAACCACGGAAGGCGCGTGACGATGATCGAACAGTGCCGCCTGGCCGGCATCCGCGCCCACTTGCTGGTGCGCGGACGTCGCCTCACTCACGTCCGCAGCGGGACTGAGTTCACGGCGTTGGCCGACCACGCGCCGGGGTTCAAGGCCGCCCCGGCGGCGGAAGGCGAGTATGCCCTCGGCCCCGAGGAACGCAGCCAGGACAGCTTCTACGCCCTGCGCGAGGGCCTGCCCAAGGTGGCTGTCGGCGACGAACTGACCAGCGAGGGCGGAAGCCACCGCGTGGTCGCCGTCGAGGACACGCCCAACAACCTGCTGGTCCGCTTCACGGTGGAGGTCGGCCATGCTTGATCTGACCATCCAGACCCGCGAGTTCAATGACGCGGTCAGCCGCTACGTGGTGGCGCTGGGCAAGGACGCCCGCCAGGCGGTGCGGTATCAGTCGATGCTCCTGGGCAAGCGCCTGATCCAGTACACCCCGCCGGCCACCCGCGCCCAGGGCCGCAAGGCCGTCGCCCGCGACATCCAACGCGCCGTCACGCCGCTGCGCGTAGCCGACTTCCAGAGCCGCGGCATCCGCAAGCTGATCCGGGAGCGGGCGTATTCCGCCCTGGAAGCGGTGCTCGCCAAGTTCAAGAGCGGGCCGTTCGCCCGGTTCCTCGTGAAGCCGTTCAGCCCGGAATTGCACACGTCCAAGCGCGACTCGCGCGGGCGGGTGCGAAAATCGGCGAAGGTGGCGACGCCGGATGCGGGCGAGGTCCGTGACTACATCCGCCAGGTCCAGGAGCGGGTGGGCCGGGCGAAGGCCGGCTGGGGGAAGACGGTCACACAGTTGGGCGGCAGCGTGCCCGAGTGGATGGCGCGGCACGCCGGCACCGGCTCGGTCGAGGACCGGACGCAGAGCGTCGCCCCCTATGTGCGGATGCTGAACCGCAGCGAGTGGGCGGCAGACCCGGAAGTGAACCGGGTGTTGGCCCAGGCGTTCCGGTCCCGTCGCCGCGACATCGTCACGTCCATCGAGAAGGCGGCTGCCGATGCCGCCCGCAAGGGAGGGTTTCGCCGATGAACCTCTGGGAGATTCAAGCGGCGGTAAAGGCCGGGCTGGAAGCCCATCCGACGTTGGCGGGGGTTCCGGTGCTGCTCGATGACGGGACCTATGAGCGCACGCCCGGACGCGAGCAGGCGCTCAAAGCCGAAGGCGTGGTCATGATCGTGTGGCAAATCGCCAGTTTCGGCATTCCGGCGCTGGCCAATGACGGCGTCGCAGCACTCCTGGTGTACGTCCCCGTGGTCATCGAAGAGAACGTCGAGCGCAACCGGCACGGCGGGTTGGGTCTGCCGTGGGAGAAGCTCCTCCAATGCGGCCTGGAAGCGCTCAGCGGCCGCAAGGGGCGCTTCGAGTTCCAGATGTATGACCCGGCCTGGCAGAACCTCGGCAAGGTCGATGGCACCAACCGGATTGTGCTCAACCTGCTCACCACGGCCTACGTGAAGCCTCTGACCACCACCGGAGCCCTATGAACCGCGTCGAGACTCTGCACCGCTTGTCCTGGGTGGCCGTGGGCCTGTGGCTGGCTGCCTGCCTGTCGCTGGTGGCGGCGACGACCGAGGCCGTGGACCCGATCCTGCGTGCCGCCGACGTGGCGCGGGAGAAGGACATCGTCTGGCTCAGCCTGGTCACCGCCATCGTGTCGCTCCTGTTCAGCGCCTGGCTGGTGCGCCAGATGGTGAACCAGGCGACGGCAACCCTCACCACCATCAACGCGCTGACCGAGGAACTTCGTTCGCGTCCCTGCTTCTACCGCGAGGCGGAACGCGAACGCGAACACCACACCCGCAAACCATGAAAACCAAACTCGCCCTCCTGCCCATTGTCCTGATCGCCCTGGCCGTCGGCTGCAAGACGCTGCCGGACTGGGTCACGCCCTCGCGCATCGAAACGGTCACGCGACTGGCCGCCTACTCGTCGGCGAAGGCGCTCCTCATCAAGCAGCCGGACTCCCGCGCCCAGCTTGGGAAAGCCCGTGACGGCTTCGCCGCCCTGGAAGCCTCCGAGAAGTGGGACATCGCCACCGCCGCGAGCATCGCCGCGACCAACGGCCTGAACTGGCTGTCCAGCCCGGAAGGCAACCTCGCCCTGACCGGCGGGGTGATGTTCATCGACCTGATCCTGGGCAAGCAGGTTGAACTCTCCGGGGACGCCAACGTGCGCGCCTTCATCGTCGGCGCCCGGTCCGGCCTCGACCTGGCGCTGACGGCCAAGCCGGCTGCGTTGGCCGCCACCCGTTCCGCGACGCCCGACGCCACCTATCAGCGCCTCCTCAAGGAAGCGCAAGCCACCCGCACCCGATGAACATCGAACTGCTCCAAGACCACTGGGTGAACGGACGGAAGTTCACCACTGGCACCATCCTCGATCTGCCCGAACCGTGCGCCCGCAACCTCATCGAGGCGGGCGCGGCTCAGGCTCCTGATCTGCCTGCGCCGCCCCGTCTGCGTGCGGACCTGCCAGCGCCAAGCACGGTGCAGCAGGCAGGCCCGCACCGGCGGCGGCTGCGGCAGGCGGAAGGCGACACCCCAACCGAAACGCAACCCCAAACCCCCGACACAAACTGACCTATGCCTACTCAAATCGCCCTGGGCCACATCGAAGCCCATGAAAAGCTGACCGCTCGCCTGTTCGTCCAACCGTCGAGCGAAAGCGGCTACATCGACTGCGGCAACGTTGCCGACTACAAGCACGCGCCCGAGAAGCAGTACAAGACCCGCATGGTGGCCGAAGGCGGCTTCCGCCGGGTCAATGACGAGCAACTCGACACGGTCCACGACCGCTGGGAGTTCACCCTCGATGAAATGGACGTGTTCAACCACCGGCTGCTGCACCTGGCCCAATCCCCCGCTAGTGTCAGCCAGGCGGCGGCCACGGCCCCGGCGGGCACGGCATCCATCACCGGCATCAAGAAGGGCCGCTGCTACTTCGCCGGCGCGGTCGGCCTCAACACGGTCGTGGTCAAGAAGGGCGTCACCACGCTGGTCGAAGGCACCGACTACACCATCGACCTGAACACGGGCGTCCTGACGATCCTGGCCACCGGCTCGACGCTGACTGATGGCGACGACATCAGCCTGACGTTCGGCAATGCGGCGCAGACCTTCGAGAGCTACACGGCCAACAGCCAGGTGCTGTTCCGCGGGGCAGTCAGGATCCTCGAAACGAATCAGTTCAGCGGCGTGCCGCTGCGCGAGATTTCCTTCACTGGTTGCCTCACCGTTACGGCCTGGCCCGAACAGACTGGCGAGTTCGGGAAGTACACCGTGCGCGCCACGCCGACCTCGGCGCCCACGATCAAACGCCGTTACCAGCCCTGACGCGGGCTAAACCCACGGGGGTCGCCGCGTCAGGCGGCCCCCGATCAACTGGAGCGCGATGGAAACTGAACTGGAACTGCTCGACCCCGTGCGGGTCGTGGACATCGGGACCGAGAAGGTCCAAGTGCGGGAACTGCGCTGGGTGGACACCCTGCGGTTCCTCGAAAAGCTGGCCCACAGCATCGAACATGTGCTCGGCGCGCAGGCGGTCGGTCCCGACGGGTCCTTCCGGCTGAATGCCGAGAAGCTGCGTGAGGCGGTGCTCTCCAGCGGAGAGCTGGCCAATACGCTGCTGGCGAAGGCGACCGGCCTGCCCCAGGAACGGCTGGATGCGCTGTCCGCCTCGCAGGCGCTCACCCTGCTCGAAGCGGCGGTGCAGACCAACTTCCGGGAGGACCTGCTGGGAAAATTCCGGGGGGTGGGGCAGTCCCTGCGCGGCGTGTTCACTGTGACCGCGAACGCCCGCTGACGCGGGCCGTCGATTTCCTGGTCTGGCAGGGCTACCCGCCCGCCTGGGTGATGGGACTGACACTGCGTCAGTTCCTGGCGTTCTTGGACGCCGCTTCCAAGCGCACTGCGCTCGCGGGCAAGGCGCTCGCCGCGGGTCTGCTGACCGGAGGGACTTGACCCAATGCCCGCCGACACCGTTGAAGTTGTCGTCAAGCTGACTGGACTCGCCACGGTCCAGGCGGGCATGCGCCGTCTGCGCGAAGCGGTCACCGGACCGCTCGAAATGGCTGCGGGCCGGATGCGCAGCTTCGCGCTCTCCATTGGCAGTACGCTACTGGCCGGGATGTCGGTCTATCGCGTCGGGGCCGAACTCAAACAGGCGCTCGCCGACATGGATAAGGCGGCCGAGACCGCCCAGAAGCTCGGCATCGTCACGGACCAACTCACCGCCCTCGACTACGCCGCGACCATCTCCGAGTCCTCCGCCGAGGAGTTGCACAATGCGCTGAAGTTCCTCGCCAAGGCCGCAGAGTCCAACGCCGACGCCTTGCAGACCCTGGGCGTGCAAGTCAAAGACGCCGACGGCCGCTTCCGTCCGCACAGTGAACTGATCACCGACCTCGCGACGCGGTTCGCCGCGATGCCCGACGGTGTCCAGAAGACCACGCTCGCCCTCCAACTGTTCGGCAAGCAGGGCCTAACCATGATCCCGATGCTGAACGCGGGGGCCGACGGCATCCGGGAAATGATGGACGAAGCGCGGGCGTTCGGCTTGGTAGTGGCCCCGGACGCGGCCGCCGGCGCAAACGCGCTCAATGACAACTTCCAGAAGCTGCGCCTGGCCGTTCAGGGACTAGCGCGGACCGCGCTGGCGGAACTCCTGCCCACGCTGCTCGACCTCACCAACCGGTTGATCGAGTGGATCAAGCAGAACGACGTGGTCCGACGCGGGGCCGAACTGCTCGCGGAGGCGATGCGCCATCTCATCTTCGACGTGCAGGCCGCGATTGTGGTGGTGCGGGTTCTCTGGCGGACGTTCGAGGCCTACATCGAAGGTGTCGGAAAAGGGGTTGAAGCACTCGGCCGCCTGATCGCCCGCGTGTGGCAGCAGCCCATCGAGATCATCCGCGCATGGTTGGAGTACATGAAGGCGGCCATCCGGGCGGTCGGGGAGCTGGCCCAGGCGATGGTCCTGCTCGCTCAGGGCCACTTCAGCGAAGCCAAGGAGAAGGCCAAGGCCGCGGGACTGGAAATCGCCCAGGCGATGAAGACCGCGGCGGGCGCGGTGGTGGACAGCCTGGGCAAGAGTGCAGACGCATTGACGGATGTCATGGCCGTTCCGTGGGAGAGCGCCGCCAACACGTTCGGCACGTTCATCGACGAGAGCAAGAAGGGCATCGCCGAACTGCAAGCGGCGATGGTCTCGATCTGGCTTCCGCCCTCGCTTCCACCGGCCCAGCAGACTGGCCGCGGTACCGACCTCGACCTGGACCCCGCCGATGACCGGCGCAAGCGGATTGCCAAGGAACTGCGTGAGGCTGAATTCGAGTTGCGTCAGCGACGCCAGGCCGTGTCCGATCAGATGGCGAAGCTCGACTCCGACTTCGGCAGCAAGGAGGCCGACAAGCACCGGCAGCGCATCGACCTGCTGCGGCAGGAGATCGCCCTCATTGACCAGGAGATCGAGCGGCTCCGCGAGCGCCTCGCCGTGGAGCCGGACGCCGATGTCCGCGAAAACCTCACCCAGTCCATGCGCGGGCTGGAAGGCGAACGGCACGGCGTTCAGACCCAACTGAACCGCGTCGAGGACTCCCCCGACCCGTACTCCTACCGTGACCAGATGCTGGCCACGATGACCGAGTTGGAAGACCGGATGGGCACTACCGCCCAGTCGGTCGCCCGCCAGTTCGGCAACGTCATCGGCAGCGCCATCGACGGCATCCAGGAGGGGATCGAAGGCCTCATCAAGGGCACGATGGATTGGGGCGACGCCCTGCGGAATATCGGGTCGTCGATCATCAGCAGCGTCATCTCCGCCATCAGCCGGATGTTCGCCGAGTGGATCATCAAGCGCGCCCTGATGGCCGCCAAGAACATCGCCTTCAGCACCGCCGAGGGTTCAGCGGACGCGGCCGCCAAGGCCCCCGGCGCGCTGATGACCTCGATTTCCAGCTACGGCGTCGCGGCTCTGGTTGGCACGGTGGCGCTCATCGCTGCCATCGCCGCCATCAGCGGCGCCTTCGCCGAAGGCGGCATCGTGCGCGGTCCCGGCGGGCCGAAGGATGACACCATCCTGGCCCGGCTCTCGAATGGCGAGGGCGTCCTGAACGCCGCCGCGGTTCGCCACTACGGTGCGGGCGTAGTCAACGCCATGAACAACCGCACCGCCCGGTTCTACTCCCAGCCACCAGGCGCAGGCTCTGCCCAGGACACTCGCGCTCCGGGCACCGCGGCGGCGGGGTCGGCTTCAAGCCGCTCCGCCGCCGTCAGCCTGGTCCTGGTGGACTCGCGCAACCAGGCCCGCCAGTTCCTCGAATCGGCCGAGGGCGAGGCCATGCTCGTGGACATCCTCCGTAAACGCCGGATGCAGTTCGGCGTTCCAACCTGATGCCCCTCGCCACCGTCAACGGCCACGTCTTGCTGCCGCACTACCCGGACTGGTCCCGGAACGTGCAGCGGGCACGCGTCTGGCAGACCAGCGTGGACCGCGCCCTCACGGGGTTCGAGTCGCGCCAGGCCCTGCGCCCGAAACCGCGCGAGCGCCTGAGCTTCCGGGTCGAGTCCCGCGATGCCGATGACCTGACGCTGCTCTTGGGCCGCGTGGACGCCGCGCTCAAAGCGGGGCTGGCCTGTGTTCCGAGTTGGGGCCGCGGCATCCCCTTGATCGCCGCCAGCGACGATACCGTGGAACTGGCCCGCGATGCGTGGGCCGACCTGCAACCGGGCAGCTTCCTGTTCCTCGCCGAACCGGACACGGGGGAAGCGTTCGAGATCGCCGAAGTGGAGTCCGTTGCGGGCGATACCATCACGCTGGCCGATCCGCTCGCGTCGGTGTGGGGCGCGGGGCATTGGGCCTGGCCGTTGCTCTTTGGCCGGGCTGCCTTCAGCGCCATCGAACAGCGCACCGACTGGCACGCCGCACTGACCGTCAGCCTGAGCCAACTTGCCGTTCAGCCGGAGTCCCCGGAAGAACCGCCCGAACCGCCGCCCGAGCAGACGCCCGCAACCCTCACTTTCACCTACTGGCTGAATGACGCCGCCATTCCCGATCCGGGGAACCCGACCAGGATCACGTTCGATCACTGGCTGGAGGACGCCCCGGTTCACAACCTCGACTGACCTATGTTCAACGTCTATCGCTCCACCGATTCCGGCGCGCCCTCGCTCTGCGGGGTCGCGGGTTCCCTCACCGCCTTGCTCGACGCTTGCCTGATCAACGGCTACGGCTCGCTGCCCGCCGCCGGTTGGACCAAGCCATTCATCGATACCGGCAAGGCCGTGTACCGGAACGCCGTCACCGCCGTTGCCCGTTCCTACTACCGCGTCACCGACACCGGCACCACCTGGGCGCGCATCCGGGGCTATGACGCCATGTCCAGCGTGGACGCGGGCACCGGCGAGTTTCCCACCAGCAGTGTCATCGCCGGTGACGGCATCTACGCCTACAAGTCCTCGACCGCCGACACGACCGCCCGGCCCTGGATTCTGCTGGCCGATGAGCGCACGGCGGTTATGGCCCTCAAAGGGTCCACCTACTGGCAGGTGGGCCTGTACATGGGCGATGGCATCAGCGATGTACCGGGGGACACGAACTTCGCCGCGCTGTGCGCCTTCTGGGCCAACGCCGATGAAATCCGCAACGCCCTGGGCACATTCGACCTCATCGGCTGTTCCGCCCCGGCGGACGGCAGCAATTTCGGGCTGTTCATCAAGGGACTGCCGGGGGTTCTGGGATCGAAGCCGCTGCGTCTGAACGCCGGTCCCAACGTGTACGGCAGTTCCTGGAACTCGGTCATCCTGCAGTCATATATCGGCGGGGACCTGGCCATGCCCAGCGGAGGGGCCATCCATCTCTGGCCCTACGCCGTCAAGACGTACAACGGCACGTTGTGGGAACATCGCGGCACCCTCCGCTTCCTTTACGTCCCGCGCCACCAGGCCGCCGCCTTCGCGCACGGGGACACGTTCTCGGGCACCGGCGCCCTGTCGGGCAAACGGTTCGAGGTCATCAAGACCGTGCTCACCTACGCCGGCTACTCGACTTCGACCGCCACGGGCGCGCTGGTTCTCGTCACCCAGAACCCGGACTGAAATCCTATGGCCGAACTCGCCTATTCCGCCCGCTCGCTGGCGCTCGCCTCCTGCCTGGTGTCCCCAAGTTCGCTGTCCGTGTTGGTCCCGTACACCGACCGGCTGATGACCTACTCCGGGCGCGAGGATGTCGTCGGAGCCGAACTGCCCTCGCTCAAGATCGGCATCTACGGCTTCTTCTCGTTCCGGCTGGCGGTCAAGATCGGTTCGCGACGGGTGCGGGCGCAAGTGCTCCAACCTCACGCCAGCGCGCAACGCCCCTTCATGCGCGTCCGGCGCAACCCGGCGGTTGGCGTCGCCAGTGACGTGACTGCCACGGCGGGAGGGTCCACCGACTGGCAGGAGCTTTCGCTCACGTTCACTACCACCAGCAAGGGCGCCATCGTCCTGGAACTCTGGAATGCCGACCACGCCTGGCCCTGCTGGTTCGACACCGTCCTCCTCGAATGACCTACCGCGACCGCCCAGTGTTTCCGTGGTCCCTTGACTGGCAGACCAGCCAGGAAGGGCGCTTCGAGTTCGAACAGCGCGAGGTCGCCGCTGGCTTCGGCGCCGAACTGATCTACTCCGACCAGGAGAAGGTCGTGCGGGCCTGGACGGGTCGCGTGTGGCTGGATGACTTGGATGAGATCGAGGCCTTCGACGCCTTCACCGCCGCGCTCCAGGGCCGGCTGATCGGGTTCTGGTTTCCCGCGCCGCAGGCCGCTTTCGAGATCGTGGCGGGCGTCTCAGGCCAGCAGTGCGACATCGCGGGCGAGGGCTTTGCCGCCCGGTTCGATGATGAAGCCGGCGCTTATGTCTGGCTGACCAAGGACGGCCAAACGCCCCGAGGCGCGGAGGTTGTCGCGGTCGCCCTAAACGGCGACGGCACGACGCGGTTGACGTTCGAGGAAGCCGTGGCCGTCGATGGGACCTGGCAGGCGTGGGACCTTGCGTACGTGCGCCTGGCCGATGACGCCGAGGAAGCCGAATTCATCGCCGAACAGCGCCAGGTCCGCAGGGTGCAGGTGGTCGAACTGCCGCTCGACTACGCCGAAGCCGAGACGGGCACCCGTCCGGTTTTCCTCTACCACCTCTGGGTCGGCGAGGGCGATGCGCAGGTGAACTGGTACTGGACCAGCTTCGCGCTGGACCTGGAAGAAGTGGATGGCCAGACGTACCTGGTCCGCCGGATCACCCACGGTTCGATCCAGTACGATACAACCGGCATCCGGCAGGGCGTTCAGATCGAGGTCGAGCGCGCCGAAGAGTCGCCCTTCGCCCTGCTGTTCCCGCCCTACGGCTGTCAGCCGCTCAACATCGAAATCCAGACCGCCGAGTACCCCGACTTGGAAACCGTCACCACGGTCTTTCGCGGCGTGGTGGCCTCGGTTCAGGCCGACGGCAAGAGCCTGCGGGCGCGCTGTAATGCGCTGGGCGGCGGCGCGCAGTCGAGCGTCCCGGCCTTCTACCTGTCGGGCCGGTGTCAGTATCGCGTGTTCGACATCGGCACCTGCGGCCTGGCCCGCGCTACGTGGCAGAACACCGTCAGGATCACGGCGCTCAACGGGCGGGACGTGACGGTGGTGGGTGCGTCGCTGACCGGCCTGCCGGCCAACTGGTTCGCGGAAGGCTGGCTCGAAGTCGGGTCCGGCCTCAGCCGCGAAGTCCGCCTGATCCTCAAGCATCCGCCCGAAAGCGCCACCACCCTCGTGCTTACGCTCAACGCCCCGCTGCGGTTCAACGGCGTCGATGCGACCACCGTCCTGGTGCCCGGTTGCGACGGGCGGTGGGTCACTTGCGAGAGCAAGTTCACCAACACCGCCAACTACGGCGGACATCGCTTCGCCCTCCGCAACCTCGCCATCAAGGCCCTCGACATCCCGCAGATCAACGGAGGCAAGAAGTGAACCCCACCGCCGTCAACCTCAATGCCGCTGCGCTGCGCTGGAAGGGGACGCCCTTTCAGGCGCGGGCGCGCATCTGCGGCGCGGGGGTCGATTGCGTTCAACTGGCCGCCGCGTTGATCGAGGAAGCCGGCCTGGCGACCGGCCTCGCGTTTTCGCCCTACGCCGTGGACTTCGGCGACCACGCCGACACGTCGCCTGTCCTCGCCTGGTTCGACGTTCACCCGGAGTGGGCGGCAGTGCCGCTTCCTGAAGTCGAGGCGGGCGATGTCGTCGTGTTCCGGGTCGGGAAGGTCGCCAACCACGTCGGCGTCGCCCTCGGCGACCAGCGGTTCTGTCACTGCCTGCGCGGACACGGCGTCCTCATCTCCCGGCTCGATGACCCCACCTACGCCCGGCGTTGGGTCCGGGCCTACCGGCCATGTTCAATTCCTCCAGCGACCTGACCCCAGCCCCGCCGCCCAAGACCCTGGGCAAGGACCCGGCCACGCTCTCGACTGATGAGCATGGCCGCCCCGTGCCCTACCTCGCCGGACGCGCCCGGCTGGGCCTGACCTGGATCAGTGAACCCTGGGGCGTGCGCTCGGTGCCAATCCGCAAGAAGGTCGGGAAGAAGACCCAGACCACCGGTTACAACTACTATGCGAGCTTCGCCGGTCTCCTTTGCCTGGGGCCGGTTCAGACGCTGCACGCCATCCTGGTCGATGACGAGGTGGCGTGGAACGGTCCGCTTCAGGCCGGCACGAACGACCACGCCGAGATCACGGTCGAGGGGCGCGGCGCGCTCACCCTCTACTGGGGCACGGCCGCACAGACTGCCGATGCCGACCTAGCGGCCAGCGGCGTGACCCACCCGGCCTATCGTGGGCAATGCTACGCGGTCTTCAACGACTGGTTGCTGGGCGAGAACCGCGCCCAGGTGCCCAACCTGGAGTTCGAGTTGTCGCGCATTCCTGTTGTGGACTGGCTGGGCACCGCCGCCGACTTGAACGGCGAGGTCAACCCGGTGGCGGCCCTGGCCGAACTGCTCACCAACTCGCGCTTCGGCGCTGGACTGCCTGTGGCGCTGCTCGATGCCGACGGCTGGGACGCGGTCGCCGGGCAGCTCGCCACCGATGAGTTCAGCGTCACCGTGTTCCTCGACACCGCCAAGCGGCTGGACGCCCTGCTCAATGACTTCCTGGAGTACCTCGACGCCGCCTTGTTCCACACGCCGGACGGCAAACTGAGCCTCCGGCTCCTGCGCGACCCCGTCGGACCAGTGCCGATCGACACGGACGCTCTGCTCGAACCGCCCGACCTCACCGCCCACGGTTGGACCGAGACGGTCAATGAAGTCGTCGTCCGGTTCCGCAACCGCGACCGCGGCTGGCAGACCGACGCCCTGACTTGGCGCAATCCCGCTGCTTACGCCGTCACGGGCCGACCCCTGACCCAGGCCATCGAATGCGACTGGATCACCGACCCCGCCGTGGCCTGGAAAGTGGCGATGGCCTACGGCAAGAGCCGCAGCCTGCCCTGGCTGGACGGTCGGCTGCGCGTTCGGCGCGGCGTGGGGGCCGACTTGCGTCCGGGCGACACCGTCTCGCTCACCTACGCCCACAGCGGCATCAACGCGGTTCGGTTCCGGGTGCTGGCCGTCGAGGTCCCGGGCCCGGACTCGGCGGAGGTACTGCTGACCGTCCGCGAGGATACGGCCCACCTGGTGGTCGATGACTACCCGGTGCCGGCGGATGAGGCGTTGGCGGCCGTCCAGTACTCGCCGCTTCCCTGTCATGACGTGCTGGTGTTCGAGCCGCCCTACGCCTGGACGGCCGATGTGAACCCGCGTCTGCTGGTCCTGCCGGCTCGTGGCGAGCGTTTGTCGAGCGGGTTCACGCTCTGGTGGGAACGGGCCACCGACAGCTTCACCACCGCCGGCACGGGCCAGGTGTTCGGGCGGCGGGGCACGTTGAATGCCGCCCTCGATGCCACAGGGTGTCTGTACCACGAAGCAGGCCTCGACGTGACGTTCACCAGTCCCGATGACGACCTCGATGACATGCCCTTCGATGAAGGGGTGGGGACCAAACGGTTCCTGATCTTCATCGGGGATGAAATCCTCCTGGGCTGGGAACCGACGCTGGTCTCGGCGGGGCGCTACACGGTCAACCTTCTCCGGGCGCAGTACGGCACCACACGCGGGCAGCACGGGATCGGGAACGAGTGTTGGTGCGTCCAGTTGGCCGAACTCCCGATGCTCGAATGGGCGCCGCCCAAGGACGCGGTGTCCGTGGGCCTGAAGATCCAGCCCCGGCTCCTGCACAGCGAGGTCAGCTTGGCGGACGTGGCGAAGATCACGCACATGATTCAGCGCCGGTCGCTACGGCCCCTGGGGCCGGCCAACCTGACAGCCAACGGCGACGGCGCGCATCCGACCTACGCCACCGGCCAGGACGTTGTGCTCGACTGGACCCTAACCAGCGAAGCCCGCGCCGGCAGCGACCCCGAGGTGGACCTCGAATGCCGCGCCGACGCCTGCGTGCTCGAACTCTGGGCCGGGGCCATCCTCAAGGCGACGCTCACCGTCAGCCGGGACGGACCGTACACCCTGACCAACGCCGACCTGGTCGCCGCGTTGGGTAGTGAAACCGACTTCACCGTCCGGGCCTACCTCGCCCTGGGCGGCTACCGCAGCCTCGACTTCGACGTTATCACCGTCTGCAAAGTATGAACCGAAACCCCGCCACAACCCTCGCCGCTGTCGTGGTTGCACTGCTCGGCCTGGCCGGCTGCGCCCGCTTCAGCGTCACCCAAATCGATGAAAGCTCCAATGAACGCACGATCACCACGCGCATCTCGGGCACCGCGTTCTTCTCGAGTGCCCAAACGGTCTCGAAGATCAAGGCCGTCCAGACCGACAAGACCCAGAGCTTCGGCACCGACGCCCTCGCCCAACACGGCGCCACCAACGTCGCCGAAACCGTCGATGCCCTGACCCGGCTTGTTCAATCTCTGCGCCCCACTCCCTGA